AGTATCAACAGATAAATCTAAAGTTTGCATATACTGTATAGGTGTAATAACCTCATTTGCTTCAGCAGTCGTCGCGTTCGTTAACCACCCGTATACTATCCTAGGGAAGGTCGAGCCTAACCCCATGTCAAAGTCCACTTTGCTCCCATTAAATAATTCTACCGTGGCATTCCCTGCCCACTCCGCCAATTCCAAAGTAACAGGAAGTAAGTCTATAGCAGCATTACTATTGGCTACCCCATCCGAACTATAAGCAAAGACAGCGTCAGGGGGTTTACTTATATAAGCGGTCTCCTGTATAATATAATCCGCCAAGGGGTCTGCAATGCCGACTGCCTCTGCGCTACCAGCTGCCAACTCTTGTACTGCTATGTAGGTTTCTTGGGCTATTGCGTTATAGTCCTCGTTGGTTAGATAGTGGTTAATTAGGTGCTGTTTCTGATCTTCCTCCCAAGCGTCTACTTGGGCCTGATCAAAGGTAGGTAGATCTGCTTGAGTTATGTCAAAAGGGTAGTACTTGCGTAGATGGTCAAATATATCACCTTTAGTTATATTAAAATCAAAAAGCCTACTCTCCCCCACCTTGAGCTGTTCAACTATCCCTACGGTAGCCCCACTATAAATCCATGCAGCGTACAATGGAATTATAATATGAGGTTTAACAGCATTAACAGCCGAGTCATCGAATTGATCACCGCTAATGTAGCATACGTCGCCCCCATCCACCTGATAATCCTCACCCTCATACCCAGGGCTTACTACCTCATCGAATACATAATCATCGGGGTCTACGGTCTGAGCAGAGAACTCTATATTGCCATTTATAAAATCAGGGTCTAGCACTTCTAAACACAAGTACCGACTATTCAACAGACTCAAGTACTGGGGGCCTTTTGCCTGCTTAAGATAATCTCCTATGTCAGGAATGATAGGCTGAATCTCAGACTGGCTAATTTGCATCAGGCCAGCCGAGGTCCAGCAGTAATGCGTCGTGTCAGGAGCAGCTACTACTACCTCACGCGGATACGCTACTCCTACACTGGTTATAATAGGCTGTGCAATAAAACGTGTAGTACCCTGCGTGCTTTCTAGCATACGAATAATAGAGCGCGTACCATAGATAACAAAATCTCGCCCCATACCTATTACATGGGTAACCCTACCGATCAATCGGTTAATCTTAGTAATATTAGCTAAATTAGTAAGGCTCGGAGCAAAATCTGTATAATCGTTAATAGCAGAAAAGGCAAAAGCATTATCAGAGTCCCAGAACCCTAAACTAGCCCCCGCTCTGTAAATACCTATCTGCCCTTCCATATTAAGTAAGGTAGGTTGATACCCCCATATTTCCAAAGGGGAATCAGGATCAGCAGCAAGCTGTACAGGGGCTACCTTGGCCCCATTAAACTGGTCTATATTAATGCCTTGAGCGTCTATAATTTCCTCAATAAAGAATACTTCATCCTGATCTTCTCTGTATAAAAAAAGGATGGACGACAGTTGGGCCATAGTCCAGCGGAAGCTAGTGCCTACTGGGGGTACTGGAAGATCTAGTAGTTTAACCCATTCAGCCGGAGCGGAGGCACCTTCTATTTGAATTTCAGGGAATTCTATTTCTAGAGAATGGATAGTATAACCTTGCCCTCCATCATTACTATAGTCGTCTGCGTACATAGACATGTTTGTAGCAGAGAGTTCAAAACTCCCTACTGTTCTATTTCCTGTGACTTCCTCAACACCTGAAGTCATAGCACTAGGTAACCATACGTTATTACTAGGCTGCCCACTGGCTAGAAGTTGAAAGGTGATTCCATATATCCCAGAGTTACCGGGAACATCCATCATGGCCTTTACATTCCAAGTAGTAACCAGCCCCTCTTGAGCTATTGAGTAGTTAGGGTCTAAATTAATCCAATAATAATCATCCAAGTCATAGTCACTGGGGGGCAGAAAGAAAGGCCATTCTGTGATAGGTATAGGATCGTCTATAACCCATTGACCTCCTATTAGCTCTTCGTGGTATAAGAATGCGGTAAACCCCTCTGTCTGTTCTGTAATAGTATAAGATTCAAGATTAATTACCTCCGGTTTTAGTACATAGATACCATCATCAGTAAGAGCCACAGGCACATTTTTAAAGTCCTGAGTCTGAAATACAAAGATATCATGAGCTACTACTCCAGCCGGCAAGTCCGCCCCTATATCTTTCTGAGTACCCCAGAAGCTCTTATACCCATAAGCACTGGGCAAGTAATTCTTACCCTCATATATCTTCAAAGGGTAGGTAGATTGCGCGCGCTCTGACTTATTGTCAGCAGTAGATTCAGGAGTATAGGACTGCGCAGAGGTAATAACAGCGCTATCTTCTACCGGGATTCTTACTCTGCGATTCTTAGACATCTTATTCTCCTTAACCTATAATAGAAAGCTGCGGGTCTTGGCCCAGCGCCTTCCAAGCTTGCATCTGCTGCAGGGTAACAGTAAACTCCCCCCCTACAACCAAGTGTACCGAAATAGGGATCAGCCATAAACTACTGACAGCGTTAGATTCTATCACAGTCGTAGAAAAGGCAGGGCAGAAAATAGCATCAGGTATATGACTGTTATAAGCCCACACGGGTTCTACATCCGCGTACACAGCTAGCAGATCACTATCACTCCAGACAGATAGAATTTGAATATCTTCTGCCTGTTGCACTACTTCCTGTGCCACATCTTGCTGAAGCTTATAAATAAACAAACCTGCCGGTCTAGCTACTTCATGATGAATATAGCGACCCTGCAGATCAGAATTAGGATAAGCCTTGAACGGATCATTGATTGCCATAATATTGTCCTTATAAACAAGGTACGCTGGACGTGCTTTACAAAGGGGCCCAGGTTTGTACTACAGGCGCAGCTCACTGCCCAGGCTTGCAGGCAAGCTATGGGCTGCGGCTGGACGCTATAGTACACCTCCCTTTAGAAAGCAGCCACTCCCCATTACATTAAACCTTGGAAGTGGGTTAGATGGAAGCCGTTACTTGTCGGAAGCCCGCTCCGTGCGTAGCATCTCAACCGCTCCTAGAATAGCGAGCAACGCGCTGCCGACCAACTGCACGGCTTCAACAGGCACTGTGACGCCTGCTAAACCTAAAAGGAGCGCAATACCTGTATAAGTAGAGCGCTCCTGCAACCTTGCTTTCAACCATTTCATTTTAGTATGCTCCTCTGAATAGGGCTTGGGCTTTATTGGTGTAGTCAACCCGCCGATCAAGATGAATAAAATTAGTATAAAGGCCAATAGACCAACCAGATTCCCAGGCAAGTTCCTTAAGCAGGCGCCTGTAGAGCTCAGCTTTCTCCTTAGTAAGATGTGAAGTTCGGATATCAATGGCACAGCTACCACCAGTAGGATGATACGGCTCATCATATACATGCAAGCTCTTTGCATGTCCACCTACCTGTTCATTATAACCGGCAGACCGGCAACAGGAGTTCACTATCATAGGACGGTCAAACCGAAGCCTGAGCTCAGCTAACCACACGGCAAACCCTGGGGCCAGGATACCTTCCTGGGTAGTGCGCTGCCCTAGTTCTTTAGTAGTAAATAGGATAGTCCCATCCGGAGCGATGATGGGGCACGGCTTTACAATAGTCATATTACTTCCCCAGAAGGATGTTAGAAGTATGGTAAAGAGCGTAGCCGCCAAGGAAGATGGCGGTAGCTACTATACCGCGAGTAATCAAAGTATGCAGTATCTTATCGGTAAGCTCCTTTTTTGATTTGTAGTAAGCAGAGGCTGCCTTAATAAGGTCAAGCTCCTCTGTGGAAGGAATGCGTTGCATGCTAACCTCCATCTTATTAAGGCGTTCGTATACTACTTTTCGAAACTCTTTAGCCTCCTGCCTAATCTCAGATACGTCTTTCTCTAAAGCTTCCAGCCTAAAGCGAAATTCAGTCTCCGTCATGCCTAATTCCTTTTAAGTGAGTGCTGATATCTTTTCTTGAGCGAAGAACTTAGTACCTACCAGACCATAATCTGCGGATGAGTCAGAATTAATCAATAGGTAACCAGATCCTTGCACTCCATCAAGTGTATCCGCGTTCAGGTTCGCCAGGACGGCCCCGTTGACAGCCTTCGATATATCCCTTGCCTTACTCATTATACGGTCTCCAGTGCAGTGACGCGGGTCTTGAGGTTATTGATTTCAGTCAGCGCTTCCTGCAGCGCTGCAGTCAGAAGAGGGACCAGCTTGCTCTGGTCAATCGCCTGGTACTCGGGGTTACCGTCCTCATCGACCGCATCCTTTTCGCCAGTTACTGCTTCCGGTATTACAGCCTGAACCTCGTGAGCCAGGAAGCCGTCAACGGTACGGTCAGGATTGGTAATGAAGTTAAAGCGGTGCACGGGTATCTGAGTCAGGCGGTCAGTAGCACCGGTGAGATCAGTAACGTTCTCCTTGAGCCGGTAGTCGGAGCTGGTGTTGTAGGAAGTAGAGGAACCGTCGGAAGTAATAGAGCCACGTATCGCGCCGTTCTCACGAAATTGGATATGGTTTGTAGCACCAGAGACATAATTTACTTTATTAGTAATCAAGGCAGTTGAGAGATGATTTGTAGCAAGTCTCTGAGCGCCGTTTCCATTTAAATAAGCAAAACCAAAATCAGTAGTATTAACATGAAGCTCTGTATTGGTGGTCCCGAGAAGTAAGGAACCTGCAGAATTTATACGGGCTCTTTCGGTATTATTAGTTTGAAATAATATATGTTGAGAACCTACAGTACATAGCTCGATATTACCACCAGCAACATTACCTGATATTATTTGAGCCCTTCCGGTAAATTCGATATTTTCATTACCGGCTAATTGAATGCGAGCACCACTGTTAGCAGTGAGAGCTGAACCACCACCTGCTATTCTAAGTAGGGAAGTGTCTGAGCCGTCTGTGGTATTTGCTTGAATAAGGAAATCGTTATCAGAGAACTTGTTATCCTTATCAAGGCGCATATAGTTAGCACCTTGTACACCATCTAATGTATCAGCATCTAAACTATCACCATCTTTGAAATAGATATTCCCAAGATCATCCTGTAATCTTTTATTAATTCTCCATGAGTCAGACGCTGAATGATATGTGAAAGAAGCAGATGCACCATCAACTTCAATACCCGCACCATTCGCCTCAGAAGGAATCGTAGCATCTTTTGCAACAGTAATAGTTAAATCAGTAACTTCTAAAGTGGTTGAGTTAATAGTAGTAGTTGTTCCATCAACTTGAAGATCACCAGCAATTACAACCTTACCTGTATTATCACCAACACCAGCGGGATCAATTGTAAATACAGCAGGACCACTAATGTAACCCTGAACATCAAGGTTGCCTGTAACATCAAGGTTACCATCGAAGGTATCATCAACATCACTTCTGAGGAATTGTAGAGAATCTAAACCATCGAGTAACTCTGAATCATCAGCTTTTGCTGTTGCGTCCAACTTAGTATCAATAGCATCAGACAACTCACCAAGGGTATCTCTAGTAACACCAGCAGTCCCAATTAATGTAGTAATCTCAGAATCGGTGTAAGCTTGATATTCGGATTCCACCGTGGTTAGATCCTTGCTTCCTAAAAATTCAGCATTAAGATTTGTAACAAGGAATGTGCTATCTACAGTAAATGGGGCATCTACACCTGATGTACCTCCGTTAAAAGCAGGGATGGATAAGAAAGGGGATCCGTCGAGTAATATCTCGCTCCCATCCTCCTTCATGAAGTATACAAGCCCATCACGAAAGGTTAATTTAGCATATCCTACAGAAGGAGTAGGAGCTCCATCTTCTTGTTTAAGAGTCAAAATGCCCATAATAGCTCCTTTTCTCTTTAATTAAGGCTTGGTATTTTTTCAACCGCCATGAACTTAGCACCATCTAATTGATAATTATGAGAGGGGCTAGTGTTATGGATCTGTATGTAAATGGCCTGTGCCGTACCGCGGAAGGCCGACAACTCCACGTGGTGCCGTGTGTTTTGCTTAAAAGTAAGCTCCCCGCTTTCTACTAGGATTAAATTAGAAGTAGGTAGGGTTTTGTCAGGCACAAGCGCTACCTTAATAACAGCAATTGATTGGCCTGCTGTCAATTGAGTAACAGACACCCTAAAGGTAATCTCGGTCTGAGGATCCAGTTGATCAATAATGATACCTCCATTATTAGAATTAAAAGTGTCATCAAACTTTAATTTGCCTTCAGTTACTGAAGTCCATTCTACGTTGTTCGCACCGTTCCCGTTAAGAGGCAAAGTAGTGTCTACATCTGTCGCAGCTACAGTACTGTTCTCAGGACCGATGGCATTAGATACATTAGTAAGATACCCACGTAAAAGCCCAGCATGTGCCTCAACCCCGTCAATAACAGCTAAGACAGCTTGCTCTTCTATTATAATCTCCCCATCCAATCTGAACTCACTGGCTATAGTCCACATACTAGGGCTAGGAATAGTAGATACAGTATCGGGCTGTATCCACCATAAAGGATAAGTATCAGCCACAGAACCAATTATACTCTGTATGAATGCTTGCCCTTCTGCAGTATTCAATAGTGCGCGCACAGCTGAAGTACCTGACTCCTCCCTTCGCCAATTAAGCTGCATCACATACCTCCTACATCTCTCCGGAACTCTTCCATGTCGCGTAATGCCATAGCCAATAGCCTGTCGTATTCATCAGTCTCACCAGCTTCTCGATATACATAAGCTGAGGCTAATCCTGAGATAATATGGAAAGCATGATCGAAGTGCCAAATCTCCTCTGTAAGCTCAGTGATACGGGCAGGCTTATCATAATAAGAGACCTTTATGATATCAGTTGTATACCACAGAGAAGCATGAATACCTAGCCCGCTTTCGTAGTAGGTGCCCTTCCTGGCTACTCCACGGCACGTGGCCTTGGCTGAAGGTACTTTAACTAGAATCTCGTAATCTGAGCCGCCTTGAACAGCATCGGCAGCACGATAACGGAGGAGGGAAGAGTAGGGAATGAGATGGATAAGGTTATTCTGATCTGCTAGTGGAATAGGGTACTCCAGATATTGCAGATCATACTTAAACTTATGATAAGAGGAGAGTCTAGCTACTGCATCATTTACACAACTGCGTATCAGACTCCCCTTATTTCCACGCCCAGTCCTTACTACCACCTCCTTGATCATATCGTCAAAGGTGGCCATGGTAGTTACTCCTCAGTGTCTTCTGGTTTAACGTACTCTGCACGCTTGCACTTTACTTGGTGATCCAAGTAAGCAATAAGATCTGTATCGTCCGGAGACGGATTCAGAGGGCTGTGGATAGGCCATTCAATCACACGGCCTTTAAGGTAGATCCGCCCCATATGCACAGAGTAATAGCCTGGCATTCTACGGCTAGTGCGTGCTCTGCCTTGTGCGTTACCGGCATTTTGCATACCCTGACCGAAGCCTACAGTCCCAGTCACGATAGTACTATGGGCTGCCCCTGCCTCTGCCGGGTTAGCGGGAGCTTCAGGAGTAGTAGCATCCGGCAGGATATCTGGCATATTGGCGCCTTCCTTACCGCTGGCTTCTGCCTGGGTGCGCACAATGGGGTCACGCGCTTGAGCAGCCAGTTTACTAGCAAGAGTGTTAGTCATTACAGTGTCTCCAAATTAAAAAGAAGGGACCCATAGGGCCCCTTAAAGGCTCCCCGTATTAGTTACCGGCGGTCAGGCCAGTAATGACCACGCCAGAGAAGGGGTTGAGGAATTCTACTGCCATCTCGGACGTAACAGACCCGCCTTGAGCATCGACACCCCCGTTCCAGTCTCCAGCTACCGCGCCAGCATCCTGCTGTGCCGTACCCCCAAGTCCATAGGTTTCAGGCCGAGTGGCTCGTCCGTCCAGGTAAGCCAGCTTAATAGCAGGCTTATCCAGTACTACGAGAGAGGACGAGATATCGCTACCCAGCCCGTTGAACAGAGGGTGCTCTACTACATGCACCCACCCTTTATAAGTACGAATGGAATTGAATACCATACCGAACTTATTCTCAGCCAAGCTGATGTTAACATCGTAGGTCTGCGCACGCCCGATCTGCTGGATAACCTTCATACCAGCAGAACCCGTAAAGGCCATACGTTCCTTTGCGTTCCCCATGTTAGTGGAGAATTCAAAGGCCGGCACCAGCATATCTTCCAGCTCATCGTAGTTGGTAGTGGCCGCCGCAGCTACTACATGGCTCGGCGCGTATTCCAGCATGGCGTCAATTACGCCCTGAGTGGACGAAATAGGCTTACCATTGCCGCCAGTGTTAACAGTATCCAGGCTAGCCTGGCCGAAGAACATTGCAGCTTCCATGTCCTGAGCGTGGTGCATAGCGTTGTCACGCTTGTTCTCTGCGATGTTACTATACCCAGCCTCGGCGTAAGAGGCACGGGCAGTGTCAGTGATAGCCCAGGCATTACGGAAGATCTGAGTGAAGTTCTCGCGCCATACTGTAGTCTGGCTGCGTGCAGTAGGACGAGCCGACCCCTGTTCGTGCGCGGTACCAACGTGAATGAACTCGTCATCATCCACGATAGCAGCAGCCGCTACACGACCAAAGGAACGTGATACTACTACTACAGTACTGGACGTTACCGAGGTAACTCGGATGTTCTCGCGCGTACGAGTAAGATGATAAACCTGGCCAGCTACTACCCCTGCAGTAGAATCTACAGTAAGGGTTTCATCTCCAGCTGCGTAGCCAGCGCCATCGTTGATGGTTAGCTTGGCAAATGTCCAGGTCTTAGAAAAGTACCCATGCTTAATAGACTTAGCACGAGTACTACCAGTGCCTCCGGTCAGCGCAAACAGCGGTGCACTACCATTGGGGAACAGCCGCATGATATGAGTACTGAACGATTTCTGGTTCAGTTCATCAGGGTTCATGTAGACTGTAAACATACCTTTTTCGAATGACATAATAGCATTCCTCTAACTGCGGTTGATTAAATTACAGACCAAGTTCCTTTTCCCAATCAACCTCAGCGACTTGACCAGGCTGGCCCTTCTGCTGTGGGTTCTGCAGGGATGTTATATCTAAGCCTAGCGCCTGTGCAGTCACTTGCTGCAGGTACTGCTTAGACTGCTCTGCGATCCAAGAAGGATTCGCGTCAGGGTAACGCTTATGCAGTCGTTTGGCCACATCCACTAATTGGCCTTTGACTACTGGGTTACTCCAAGCTTCCTTAGAGTAACCCTTTTCCATTTCCTGCCCAACCAACTGCTCTCTTACTGCCGGAGCTACATTCTGCCGGTCGTAATCTGAACGGGCATTGACATACTTATCCGTCAGTGCTGCATTGTGCTGTACAGCGTTCATATAGCTCTGACGCCCTACGTGCTGGATGAGTTTAAGAAGCGCCTCAGTGTCTCCACCCTGTACTGCCTGCAGGTCCTCTGCCGTTACGCCTCTAGTGAAGTCCATTCCATTGGCTACTTCAGTAAGCGTATCCTGGGATAACGTAAAAGCAGGAGGCAGGTTTTCTGCTTCCCCACCTTCTGTATTATCAAACAAACCAGAGAAAGCATCAAGAGGGTTTTCTGGTGCAGTAGGCTGCGGTGGCTCAGTAGGAGCACCTGTCTGTTGCGAGGTCGGCTGCCCCGGTTGCCCCTGTGGGTCAGTAGGCTGATGCTGCCCCTGCTGGGGTTGACCACCTGGCATAAATCTGGACATGAAACCCCCAGCCTGCCACTGCTGCACTGGGAGAGCCGTTACTAATTTACTCATCTTAATCACCTTTATGTTTACGCTGTTAGTTGGTTACACTAGGCATAATTGAGGTTGGGCCCCAGGCTGCGTCGCGCGTGGCTAATGTCCGGGCCAAAGCTGAAGCTTTGGAACCCGGCCACGCGCAGGCTACGACTTGCCTCCCAACTTCAATTAGCCGTTCCACTGCGAGCACTAGCTCTCCTCGCCTCTGTCTACCCAAGTGCGGGGCTTGCCCATAAGTCCGGCGCTTTCTGCCAGCCCCATGATTGTTTCTATCTTACCTAGATAGTACCCTTCTGCAAAGAGGGACTTCTCTGCTGTCATATGCGACAAGTCGACTGGGGTAGTCATTCTGTCTTTGAGGATAGTAGCTTCGACATGAGCTAGCCATTTACTAAGCACACTATGTTCTTCGAACAGATGCTGTAGGGCTACTAGCTCAGACCGGTCCAGTTGGTCCAGCCCCTGTTTGAGGCTGAGTAGGCTGCGTGGGGGTAGTTGCATCAGTAGGGGTTCCTTCTGGTTGAGTCATATAATTATCAATGCCCTTTACGCCGCCCAAGGTCATCAGATGGGCAAAGATATTAGGCAAGGCGGGGCCAAACTGCTGTTGCAGTATCTCAGAACTTTGTATCAATTGCATACTAGCAGCAATAAGATCTGTAGAAGCCAGCTTACTACTAGGGGTGTAGCCATCCCCCATACGGAAGTCGAACATCACACTACGCAGGGTGTTAAGGTCCAGCTCTACTTCTTTACCAGAGGTAAGTGAGCGTAGCTTATGCGCCTCACTAAAGCGTGAGATGTTCATCTTCATCATCTGCTTTAGTGGCATAAAGATCTGGAATTCTAGCATGATGGCCGGTAGCCGCTGCCTCATGTCAGCATTAGACATGATAGTACTAAACTCCTCCCTGGTTTTATTTCCTTTCTGGAACTGCCCCTGCTGCGCCCGATTAAGCCCATTCAGCTCGTTAGTCCAACCGGCTATAGTCAGGGCGTCACCGATAACATGGTCAGTACCCCTCGAATCGTATGGGATAGAGTAGTACATATCCGCTAGCCTCCCCTTCGTCAGGGAGTTAGTCTGGACGGCTATCTTAGCGCTAGGGTTAGCGTCGTTGACATCTTCTGGGGCTATGGCGGTCGCGTCGTATATCGCTCTGTCCGATATGGCGCGGCGCGCACTATGAAAGCGGATGTTAGTCATGGCGCTGACCGCTTTCTGCATAGGCACTGTAGATTCTGCCATAGACTGGGTCTGCAGCCCGAAGCCATCCTCCATTGGGCTACCAATCATAATAGGTAGAGAGTTGTATGCTGTGTAGACTGGCTGCACATAGAGAAGGATCTCATTCACTATTATGAACTTGTAGATGCGATACTCATGCTCTTTCATACCTTTAGTCTCAGGGGATAAGAGCCCGTAAGCTTTAGGCCTAACCCTACGATACAATACCTTTACTTCAAACAGATCCTTGTATATTTCGGTCTTGCCTCTTTTGTGTGAGGCCGCCATCTCGAAGTAACGCTCCCAGGAGAACTCTGTCTCTGTAGTAACGTAATGGGATATTTGAGGCTTCTCTCTCCAGTACGAGTGATCCCTCTGATTCTGCATGGCATCAAATACTTTGCCTGTGTTATGCAGATACCCCAGGTCCATAGCACTGAGGCGAGTTATCAGAGCACTTAGATTGCTAGGAGTGGATAGGTAAATGTAACCTGCATACTCCCCGTCTTTATGATTGTCACCTGGGAGCACTGACATATCATGTATGGTGTTATACGGATCCAGCCTGCGTATCTTGTTATACCCTACAAAGATCTGCCGAGTTTGATACTCCCCTGCATTATCTAAGTTCGAGTTATCTAGTTTATTCTCCCACTCCTGTATTACATCCCACTCTGTGTTGATAGGAGCGTAATTATACTTCATGGCGTCCTTAAAGAACATCAAGAGCTCTTTAGGGTAACCAGAGATGGTGGAGTATTTGTCTACTAGAGTCTCAATATATTCAGCAGTCTTACGAAACTGCGGGTCACTGACCACTGGGAAGATAGGGCTCCCACTGAGATATAGTTCAGCCAGATATGCAACTGCGGTGTCTACCTGGGATACTATCAATGGGATGTTGACGTCTACGAAGGTGCTCTCCAGATCTCGAAACTCCCCACTGCATTGCTGCATAGCCTTCTGTACTGCATCCGTACCATCCCCATTGTGGCGCGTCTGATCTTTGAGTGCAGTGTATCTTGCATACATTACATCTACTACTTCCATCTTAGTATGCAATTCCTCAAGATGAGTAGTCGCATGCTCAAAGGTGGAGTTAACTAATTCTACTAGAGTCTTTTGGGTATCCTGGTGAATGGTATATTCAGCCATCTTATATGCTCCTAGAAGGGGGTATTTATCTTAGGTCTTTGACTCCGGGGAGCCCGTGGCTTGAAGTATTCGTCGTCTTTCATAATGCCAAGTAGCCCATTGTATTCTCTGCGCACATCTAATCCATAGGCTGCGGCATCGAGATAATCATCCCTATTATCTTTCTCTCCTATCTTATACTTACGCCCATACCAAATGAACAGGTTACGCGCAGTCTCGTCAAAAAAGTGGTAGCGGCCTTCCATCCATTCATCTCGCAATTCTTTAATACGCGTCTCTTTGTGCCTGCCGTGCGGTTTCAATTCTACCACAGCCACACTATTCTGCAGACCTGCAGCCTCCAAGAAGTAGTCCAGCCAAAAGCACAGGGTCTGCTGATAAGCTACTGACTCTACCCCTATTAGGGTGCATCTGTACTCCACAGCTAGCCTTATGGCTTCTTCTATTACTTTCTTGGGGTTCCAAATCCCCCCTACCATTTCCCTGATACCTGGGTCTCCGCCTCGTACTTCATGCACTACTACTACGTTGTCATCTGAATTATTCCGGAAGCCGGCTGGGTCTATAGTAATGAAGGCTGCATCTGGTTCTACTTCTAGTAGGTCATATGCTACCGCTGGCAGAGTGTCTGCGAGTAGGCGCTTCTCATTAGCTTGCGGGTCATTCATAATCTCCGCATACCAGTCTGAACCTAGCCCTAACCCTTCATCGTGGAAGAATGATTCTATGATCTCCTCTACAGACTGCAAGTCCGGCCATAGGCTTTCCCCTTCTACTAAGAGCGCACCTGTAATAAGAGAGATCCACTGTGGCATCTCCTTAAGAAGATACAGCATGCATTCCGTAGAATACATGTTCCCCAAATAAGCTATAACCCTGTCTCCGCGAGGAGCTACACACTTAAACAGAGTCATTACTAGCCAGGACTTGAGACGCCTACGCTCGGACTCAGACTGATCATTCTCTTTAGTCTGCACGTCATCGCACAAGATAAAGTCTGGGCGCTTGTTATCCTTGGCTATACCACGTACAGAGCTGAGTGCCCCAAGCGCATACAGTATTAGCTTCTTTCCATGATAGAAGCAGATCTTCTCTCTGTTGTTGTCTGTAGTAAGACGAGAGTTCCATGCGCCATATACAGCTTCTACGTTAGGAGACCCCATCATGTCATTTACATCTGATAGGATGTTACACGCCAGCTCTTCATTGGCAGCTACTATAAGAAGATATTCTGTCTTATCATAGGCTATAAGCCAGCATATTACCAGCTTAAGAAAGGTAGTCTTTGCGAACCCGCGTGGAAGCCCCAGAGCCATCCTGAGTATCTTACCGGCTACTGCAGAATCCCTAGAGGTGATAAGATACCACATAGCCACATACATAAGAGGCCACTTGAATATACAGACATCCGGCAATACTAAGGCAGAGAAGAAATTAAAGTCCTTCCTGCCTTTCTCGTAGGCCTGAGCTTGGTCTACTAAGTATTCTCTAGCAATTGAGCTATTGGTCTGCATTATCGCTCGCATCTAAAGCTGTGGAAGTAGGCTCGGCTATTAAGCTAAGCAAGTGTGCACTAGCCTCTTTGGCCTTGAGGAGCTTGTGCTTATAATGCGAAGCCAGAATGGCCGCTTTCCTGGCTTCTCTCCTGGCTTCCATTTCCTTCTTTGCTACGGTCGAAGTAGGCATAAGAGCCTCCTCTATGGTGACAGCATGCTACAAGTCAGGGTAGCCTTCTATGCTATCCTGGTCCGACTGGAAGTCATCCAGCGGGTCCGCTCCCATGGGCTGGAAGGCGGAGGGGGGCTGCCCGCTAGCTACCCTGTGCCTTTCTATTAGCTCGCCGGCTTCCATAGCGTTCATGGAACTAAGAGAGCGCCCTTCAATAGCAATGACTTCGTTATTAGGGGACAACTGCAAAGCATCCTTCCCTATGGCATGCTCCGGTAGCGTAAGCTGTATAGCTACCCGGGAGTTGCCTCCTGCATATACATTCAGCTGCGTAGGCGCATTCATCTTTGCCATTGCTGCGTGCCGCGCGGCTATTACGTTAAGCACCCCAGTGAGCTGCCTTGGGTCCGTAGACAGCGAGATGCTAGTAGACAGGGCTGCTATTACCCTATGCTCCAGTTGGGTGTACCTGTCCGCTAGGACCCCAGCCTCTTTTTGAAGGCTAGTGGAGGATAGGTCGGCCAGCTTCTCGCGGACGGCCTCGCGGCTTCCAAAGTGCTGCTCTAGTAGGCTAGCCTCTTCTGGGTCAACCCCTTCTAATCCTGTAGGGTTTTTGAAGGCGTGTAGCAGTGCTATGAACTCTTCATCCTGTGTTAGGCGAGTAGTCCAGGCTTTTGGCACGCCTAGTATACTTTGAATGTCAGAAACAGTCGCACCCTGCACCGTAAGCTGCGCAGCTCGTTCCTTCTTACTCATACCCGCAGCTGGCGCATTCATAGAAATTCCTCCTCAATCTTCAAACCTCGAAGCTAGCGGCTTCGATTTAACTTAAGTATACCTTAATTTGGCTTTGACGGGAAGGAGATTTAGGTGCTAGTAGGGGTGTAGGTTTGTAGTATAGCTAAACTAGAAATTTGACGCGATTATCCGAGGGGTCTCAATGATACCGCGCGCCCCCCTTAAAGCAAAAAGGCCCCTAGGCCCCCCTCTCCTGGTTGCGAATCATTCTAATTGCCATTCCCTTCTAACATCCGGGCAAAATAAAACCCCCGATAGCGTAAGCCACCGAGGGTTGGTAAGACTAGCAGTGCAACTAGCGTAGCGCTATGCGTTATAGATCGTCGAACAGGTCACCCTCATCGTCGTCGCCCCCTACGAACTTGTCGAAGTAGGCTAGCTGTGTGCTGCTTAGCGCCGCGTTGTCCACCGAGTCGAGGAACCCGGCAAAGTACGGTTCAATCTTAGCCTGCACTTCCTGCGGCTGCAGCAGGAACGCCTTAGGGGAGTTGAAGCATTCGACTATCAGCATAGTAGTCTTAGGGGCCTTGCCCAGCGCATCGGCGTAGGCTTTGAACTGCTTCTTGAGCGCAGTCAACTGCGCCAGCGCTTCCCCGTTGCCCCCCATTACTGGCGGCGCGGTCACGTCTGCCATTGTGGCAGGGATACTAGCGCCAGGACGCAGCTGGGTAGTGCCAGTCACCAGACGGTTGCGCGCCGTAGCTTGCACCGCACCTCGAACGCAGCGCATAAGCCAGCTAGCAAAGTCGCCAGCGTATTCAGGGATGCCGTCGTCGCCTACGCTTACGCGCTCCAGCGGGTCAGATGCAAGCAGCACCTTAATCTGCTCAAGATCAGGCATGGGCACGGTTACAGTACCCACGGGCTGGCGCTTCTTGCCTACGGTCTTAGTGATAGCAAGGGTAGTGGTCAGGTTCAGTCTAGTCATGTCGTATACTCCAGTGGGCAATGCCCTATAGAAGGCGCGCTTGGGGCGGCGCCGTGGCCCATGCTTAGCTAGTTAGACTAGCGGCTGCGCAGCGCCCAGTAGGCCAGCATGATAAAGAAAATCACGCCAGCGCCGTAGGTTATCAGCGCGAACAAAAGGAATGCCTCGGTTGCCATATTCATCTCTGCGCCTCCCCTTAGCGGTCAAGTGTGAACTGGATCGGTTGCAGCCTGCCAGTAGTAGGGTTGTCCAGCCAAAAGCGCAAGCCGCGTGCCTCAAGGTTATCCTTCATGGCGTTGAACATTGCTTGATAGGCTAGCGGGCGTACCTCCTCGGGGAACCAGCTGTCGCAGGCGGCAAGCGCCTTGTCCACTATATGGATGCACTCGGTCAGTGGGGTGAAGCTGTGCATCATACCCCCATGCTGTGTGCCTAGCATGATAGCCAACTCGCGATCTGCATCATCCAACCTAGTAGGCAGGGCTGGCGCATCGGGCAGGCCTTCGGTCTTGCTATTCAGGTAGTAGGTAGTCATGTCTGTATCTCCTTATTGATTACCCCTTAAGTATAGCACAACTGGCAGGAAGTGCAAGGGGGTAGTGAAATTAGTTTAGAGGTACTGGTAGTAGGCAAGGCCAAGGTAGGGCAAGCAGGCAGGGACGCGCCAAGGCGATCGCCAGGGCGGTGCTAGTAGGTAGGTAGGTTCCTAGTCTGCCAGGCGGTGCTAGCGTAGCGGGATGCACCCAAGATAGCAGCTACCACAGAGCACAGAACATACGCGCGCAGGGCGCAGCGAACGCGCGCAGGACAGAGCACAGAACAGGACAGAGCAGGACAGAGTGCGCAGGGCAAGTTAGTATAAGGAAAGAGGATGACTTAACTTGAAAATTGACTTCACTTCACTTGAAAAATCACTTCACTATTACATGACATTAATTTACTTGTTGACTAAAGTTTACTTGACTATTACATGACTAATGTTTTTCGAACGGGGGGCTCCCCCCTCCCCCCAAATATGGAT